TACCATCTATCACCTTCAGGATCAACAAAACTACTCTCATCTAATCCATCTGAAATAAATCCAAATGGAGACATATCTTGTTCAATTTGATTTTTTTGTTCTTCATATAGTCTTTTCCTAACATCTTGATCAGTGAGTTCTTTGAAATAGTCTTGTGCGACCAACCAAGCATAAATGACCAAGCACATTGCCAAGTCATCATTACAACCTTCTTCTGCTTCGAATGAGTTGTGCTTTTGGATAAAAGTAGTTAACTCTGAAATTATTTCATAATCATTTAAGTATAATTTATCCTCTTCAATCATTGTCTTTAAATTAAGACATCCAATTTTCTTTACCGTTTTGGACATCTTAACTCCAAGTTGAGTTTTCTTCCCTGAAAATCCTTGTCCAACTATTTGACCTGCCCTACCTCTCATTGAGCACATCAATAAATTATTATATTCTAAGTCATATTGAAGAATACTAGCGACTTGATCTCCAACATCATTTACTTCACATAGGATATATGCGTTATTATATGCAGTAGCAGATTCATGAATAATGCTTGGGAATAGCATCGGTTTTATTTCATTGTTCCTATACTTTGCAACAACTTTATGTGGAAATTCGGTTATATCAACGACAGCAAATGCAGAATAGTCGTTTCCTACGCCCCTAGCAACATCCACTGTTATTAGATAATCGCGATTTTCTTGAGGATCTGCATAAACATCTAATCCAGCACTTCGAGTTTTGGGATGATCATAAACTAAGTTTCTAAGTTTACTTGGTGCAATCAGTGTATCTACAGAACCTAAAAATTCACATTCAAATTCTACCTTGAATTGTTGTTCTGAAGTGTTAGCGATAGTTTGCTTTTTCCACTCTTCATCCCTACCTGGAACTTCACTCCAATGAACGTCAGTAAAGACATATTCATTTTTTCCTTTTTCTGCATCATGCCACATTCGGTAGAAGTGATTCATACCATGTGGTGTAGATACGATAATTACCTTGGTTTGTTTACCTGAAGTAATTGTAGGATAAACTGACGCAAAGAATGAATCTGCAATGTGGTTTGGAACGAAAGCAAATTCGTCCAAAAATAAGATATTGAATGACATACCACGAACTGCAGAAGCAGAAGTAGAAGCAGCCAAGATTTTACTTCCATTTTCCAATTCCAAGGAACCTTTGTTCCATGAAATAATTCCTTGTTGCATCCACTTTGGTAAGTTTTCATATGCAGTTTGCAGACGGTCTAATAGTTCTCTAGCAGTAGCAGCCTTGTTTGCAAGAATACCTATATTTACATTATCATTAAATACCGCATAATGAAGCAAAAAAGATACCACAGTAGTAGACTTACCAGTCTGTCGTGGCATCTTACAAATATTAAATCTATTTTTGTGGAAATTATTAATTAACTTTTCTTGAAAGTGATATGGTTTAAAAGTCTGTAAACCATGGTCAAGAGTAACAATTTTTACATAATTATTTGCAAAATATACCGGATCATCTTTACACTTAACAAACTCTATGATTTGTTCTTGAGTAAATTCAATTGGAGTATTTGCTTTTTTTAAAAGCGGATTACCAAGATATACATCAGACATAATAAATTCTACTTATTAATTACAATTCCAGCGTTTGCGGGCTGCTTTACCTCTTTCTCCAGTCCAACTTCTAGAACGACTACAGAAATTTTTTCTTCTTTTCCAGTCTGCTGAACCTGGTTTTAATTCTGAGGGGGGTGTGGTAACAGCAGTTTTGAGTTTTGAACCTCGATTTTCATTACGATATTTATCTACCGCATCTTGACTCATACCATCAGTTTTATCCTGACGATTTACTTTTTGCCAGTCTTCATCTATCTCAACCTCCTCTCCCATTGGTTTTACATATGCTCTGCTTGGTCCTGGTTTTGCTGAACTTCCTCCCTGAGGACCAAAAGATTGAATAAGAGGTTGTCCTGGACTTAGTTCTGATACTGAATGATAAACAACCCTAGATCCTGGATAAACTTTCTGAATCTCATCATTTATTTCTATTCTACTTGGCAACTTAATCTGGGGGAAGAACATCTTAAGTGAATAATATTTTCCTCTCCACTGAAGAGTTACCATAACCACGTTTCCAGTTTGAGACTGAATTCTTGTTGCCTCTTCTATTTTTGCTCCCTGAATAGGATCAGGTTTAATTAAATCCACTATTTCTACAAAAGTATTACCGTCAGCATCTTCAATAGTTACATCCTCTGCTTTCACACATCTATTATATTTTTTGCCAAATAATTTTTGAGTTCCTTTCTTTTTATAACCAGGCCAGCACTTCATTTCATCCATAATTTTATCAACTATTTTTTCTTCTTTTTTGATTTTTGGAAGTTCTGCAACTGAACCCAGTTTCTTTTTAGCTACTTCTTTTTCGCCTGGATTATCTGTTCTTATAGCAAGAGTTCTAATTTTCTCTCTTTTCTGGGCAGTTTTGTGTACGGATGGACTAATAGTAAATCCAACATCTTCTTTCATCTCGCCACTATCAATATAATCTGCAACAGTATCAATATAGTCTGCAGCCTTAGTGATTTTTGACTGTACCCATGCTTCAAGGTCACCCTCACCTTGCTTAACCTTTGACTGAAGGCGCTTTACTGCAGATGCAATAGTTTCCAGTTCAGATCTAGCCATTGAATACTCTTCATCTTTAATGGAAACTTTATCCCATGCTTTTTCACCATAAGAACATTCAGATCTAGTCTCTCTTTTGTCGCATAATGGACAATATCTTTGTTCTTCGTGCATGTGCTCCTCCTTTTTAGTTCCCCAATTGTTAGCACCAACCTTGCGACATTTTACCAAAGCACCTGAAGCATATGCACTTGGCCAAACATCATATCTAGACTTTACTTTATTGTAACAAGCGTCTTTTTTACCGCTACCTTTACTCGGTTTATCCTTTGTTTCTTGTATGTCTATTTCTTCTTTCATTTTCTTTTTGGGAGAATCTGTAGAAACGTATGTTGGTTTTGCAGATCCTGTTTTTTGTTGTTGTCCAGGATCTGCGTCCTTTTTTCTTCTGGATGCTGAAAGTCTCTCTGCTTTCGTCATACTTGCCCTTTTTGTTGAAGAAACACACTTAGGAGTTCCTTCTCCAGGTTCATCACTTGCACATGTACCACCAGTCACCACATTTACCCATCCAGATTTACCATCCTTTGATTTGGATTTACCAAACCAATCACGAAGACCCTCTTCAGTAACATCTTTAAATTTTTTATGATGCTTTTTAGCATCTGCCTCCATTTTTTTCAAACGAGTATAATAATCTGGAATTTCATCAAGATGTTGAAGAGCAATATCCATTGCAAGTTCATGATCTTTTGTATGCTCATGCTCAATCGGTTCTCCCATATCAAGTTGCTTCTGTATGAAAGAAACATCAAGACGATGCTTCTTTGCAATTTGTTCAACTGTTTTGTGGGGTTTAAGTTTGGGCATTATTCAACTGGTTTTGATTTAGTTTCTTCACCTTTTGCTCTTTTGGATCTACCAGCACAGTGTGCTTTTTGGGAAAATCCTTTTGGATTTGAGCAGTCAATACTCTTTTTATATTTATTGGTCCAATCTTCTTGAAACTGATTAAACGTTTTCATTTTCAGTTTGTTGTTTTAAAAATTTTGCAAGATCTGCTGTAGATCCTACAAAAAGTGCGTTATTGACAGTTGTTGGACCTTTTGGTTTATCTTCTTCAACATCTTTTAGTATCTTATGAACTAAAAGTATTTTATCTGCAATTTCACCAGTACTCTTAATCAATTGTCCGGCAACTTCATATGCACGAGGCATATCACTCTCCTGAGCAAGTTCAAGAATTCCATTAAGTGCTTCTTGACTTTTCTCCATTAGAGAATATAAATTTCCTCGCGCATATTCGTAGTCTTTTTCAACGTCCGTTTTCTGATCTTTCTTATTTTCTTCGATTTTTTCTAAATCAGTCTCTATTTTGGACAACTCGGTAGAAATCGTTTCGCTTTGAACGTTGAAAACTTCATTTAACTTTTCAAATTTTTTAGGCATAGATTTTAACTAAAAGAAATTCCAAAACCAAAATCATCTCCAAATTCAATCAAGTCATTATCACTTTCTGTAATTAATTTAACTTGAGTACCTGAAACGTGAATCGAAATTGGTGTTCCATAAGATCCTCTATTCACATTTATAACATTACCACTTTTTTTAGTTACTTGTAATGTTTCATTATTAATAGTGATATAACTATTTAATGGAATTGAAGATGCATTATTTACCGTAATACTATTATCTTCTAGGTCAATATCCGCAGTAATTGTTCCAATTACATTATCAGTATAACTCTTGGATGCAATTGGTTCTGCACTATACGTAAGATCTCTTGTAGTAGATCTGGTATCTCCAGAAATAAATCCAAGAGAAACCTTTTTGATAATGTCGTCGGTAGAAGAAATCGGTCCAAATAAGTAGTTTTTGACTGTAAATCTTAAGGTATAGATTAGTGCTCTTCTATTAGTGTAGTCTCCTTCATAATTATCCGACATTGTGATGTTGTTCAAAGTTACAGGAACATCTCTTTTTTCGCCAATACTACTCAATAAATTAAGAGTTAGTGTATATGATGGACCAAAGTAAGGAAGTATTTGCTCTACAATTTGAAGCATATCATCATCCAATTTAGTCATAATACTTAATTCAAAATCCATATTGTATGGAACTGGCATATATGTTTTTTTAATATCAGTTCCATCAGTTACTGATGAACTTATAAAAGTTTGTGTTGATGTTACTTTTCTAGTCGGATCATAACTCAATCCAACAAATTCAAACGACATTCTAGGTAAAGTTATTTGAACAGGACTATTCAAGTTTGGTTGCTGTTCAACACGAGCAAGAAACTTTTGAATAGGACCATATGCAATAGGAACTTTAATTAAAGAAACTACCTCTCCAGTATTTTTCTTATGTTTGATAGTTATATCATTAAATAAAGTACCAAAACCAATAATAGTCTTTCTTAGAATCTCGTGATAAAAATATTCAAACATAGTTCTATTTGATACATAGTACTATTTAACTGTTTAAGGAATTCCGAAAGGATTTCCCTCACTAAAGTCTAAAATAGCATCAGATTCAATTTCTATTTGCAAATTATCTGCGAATCTATCTTTTGCATCTTTTCCTTCATATGCAGAATCTAAATTATTACTCGTGTCTAAGTTATCTTTATATGGTTTTATTAGTGAATATTGAGCACCTGAACTTTGACCAATAAGTGTTTCTCCTGCATTAAATGTTCCTGTTATATTAGAAACTTCAAGAATTTTAGTAATAGCATTCCAACTCTTAACTCTTGCTCTAGTACTACTTGCACTTCCGACTACTACTTCATTATAAACATAAGTTCCAAACCCAACATAAACATTGGGAGAACCAATAGTAATTGTTGGTGGTGTTAAGTACCCCAGTCCAGAATTTGTAATTCTAATTTGAGTTATTTCTCCAGCAGGATTAACTACCGCATAAGCACTAGCAGGAGAAAGTGAAAATCCAGAAAAAGATACTGTAGGGGATGTAGTATATCCATTACCTCCACTGGTAACTGTGATTACACCTACAATACCATTTCCAATTGATGCAATTCCAACTGCACCTGATCCTCCACCTCCAGTAAATGAAACTTTAGGGGCAACAGTGTATCCAGCACCTGGATTTACAAGTTCTACACCTTGGACTCTAAGTTTAGAGTCATCTGGTCCACAAATATCTACAATACCACCTAGCATCGTTGCAATACCAGTTGCTGTGATTCCGCCAAATGGCGCAGATGAAAATGCAACAATGGGAGCAGATGTATAATTATTTCCTCTATTTGTTATAGTTACTGATCTGACGCCACCATTTACAATCCCCGTTATTGCGGCGGCAGTAGAACCAATTCCAACTAACTGTAATGTTTGTATAATTGAGTCTTGTGCAGTATTGTCATCAATTTCCAAAATTCCAGTGTCAATGACTTCATCCTCATATCTGAACAATTCACATCTTAATTCATATGTGTATAGTCCTTGAAGTTGATAAAATGGTTTTTCATGTTCAACATATTTTATTTCAAATAATCTATCACCCAAAGGAAAATAAATTAAATCTCCTTCTTTTGGTCTCTTTGATAATTTTATATTTGGTTTATTTCTGATAAGAGGTTGTATATAACTTTCCCATCTTTCTCTTGATATAATTAAGGTTAAATCATCTATTTCCTGAACACCAAACTTTGATAATAATGTTCCTTGTCCGCCATATCCCTCATAAGTATCAATATAAGCTTCTATTGGTAGAGCACTACTGAACTGAGATTCAATAACTTCTTTTATGATTGTTTTTTCTGTAATATATTGCCTTGGTAGGTAATGAACTTCAACTCCATACATCTTAAGTTGTTCATTGATCAAGTCTTGTATGAGACCTTGTTCTGATTTAGACCCTTGGAGAAAGAATGGATTTAACATATATTTTATCCAATCATATCAAGTGGTGGAAGTTCATAAGTGTTAGACATTTTTTCCATTAGAATATCAATTTCTCTTTGGGCATCATCGTACATTTGTCTACCATTCAGTTCAACCCCACCTGGAAGTTTAACTCCAGTAAATTTCATCATATTTTGTCCCCATTGCCTCTTGATCAAAGAAGTTAGGTATGGTTTGATGAAAGAATCGTTCCAAACTCTTGAATAATCATTAGGATCCAAGGTTGAATAACAATCAATAACAAAAAATTGATCCTTACTTACTGAACCCCAGTCTATATCTAAGTATAATCTATCTTGTCTCTTATTAAATCTTATTTGTTTTTGTGTATTGAGTAAGAAATCTAAGTCTTCTAGATATGTCTTAACCATTGCATAACTGAGAAGTTCTGTTGCTCCCCAGTAGTAAACATCATTCAAAAACAACTGATACTTTACACTGAACATATTATGAGTGATGGTGTTAGCGCCATCAAAAGTAAAAATCTTATTTACACCAATTACATTTGGTGGGACTTGAAGATAGTTACTATTTTCTTGATATGTAAATGTAGTTGCTGTACCAACAATATTTGCTGTTGCTGAAGTAGTTGCTATACCAACACTACCTCCACTATATCCTGCCCTACCCCGTTCAATGTCATTTGGAGTTACTTTGTACTTGTAGAAAGTTGGATATACTCCATCAAAATGTCTTTCCTGAAAAAACTGAACGGCATCATCTACCAAATCTTCAATTTGCTCATCAGCAACGTTGATTTCCAAAACCGGAGCGCCCAGTTTTCTCTTGCAATAATCTATAAGTTCTTGTCTGGTAGATGGTTGAGCCATTAGAAATTCAGATTTGAGATTGCTTCTTGTTGACTAAAGTATAATTTTATATAACTCTTGGTAATAGTTCTTAGAGTTTCAATATCATCTATACTATCTATATCTCTTGCAAGTTTTTCATATTCAAATAATTTATTCAAACTCTCAAGAGTGACTTTATCAGGATCCATTAACTAAACTCCTTAACATAGTTTTAATTTCATTCATATCAGATTTAAGTGTATTCAAATCACTTTCAATATCAGACATTCTTTTTGCCTTGTCTTCATTTATTCTTTTGGATTCCATGTAATTTTGATAGGCATTCATATCTGTATTTAATATTGCATTGGAGGATTTATCTCTGAAGAGACTTGGATGTCCTTTTACTTGTATTTTTTCCATAATTATGCAAGAGCAATAATTCTCAAATCCCTAAATCTTGGAGGATATGTTTGTGAAGTTGAAGAACCTATAAGTTTTATACTGAAGTATTTAAATGATTCAAGATTATTAATTGTAAATTCATAATCAGTAAATGCAAGTTCTTCACTCAAGAATCCAAGTTTGGAAGTTACTGCAAGTGGAAGATCTGGTCTTCCATCATTACTCGAAATATTAAGAGTTCTTCCATCACCACTTATGTTTCCATTTCCTGGGAATGGGTAATAAATTGGTGTTTCATTAACATCCTTCATAATAGCAAACATTGCTCTTACATCATTGAAGATATTCAAGTGTGCCGAGAGAATAATTTTAATTGATGTTGCAGGAACTTCAAGTTCAATTGGTTTAGAAGCATATACAAATGCATTAGGATCAGTTTCTAGGAGAGATACTCTTTCATCTCCAACATAGTCTATTACTGGTTCATTGACTCTGTTTGAAACTAAAATCATACCTACTCTATCAAGATCAACTACTGGAGATAGATATTGATTTATTGTTGATAGATTTAGAGTCATTTGCAATGACTTATTTCCGGCAATAATATTATTTAAGAAAAGTCTTTCATTTACTCTAGATGCTATAATTCTTGGATTTTCAAAGAAGTTGTCTTGATTCAATTTAATAGTCCGAGTACCCCTATCCAAGAATGATTCTTCAGAACCATCTATACTTGTTCCACTAATCGTTCTCATTGAGGCAGTAATAGTTGTCTGAGGTGGAGTAAAGGTTTGAACGATTGGTTGTGCAATATCATATGGAATATTTTGAGTTGCCTCTATAATTGGACCACCAGTTGACTTTGTGGAATTCAAATAAAGTTTGGGGAAACTTAATCCCGTACTTCTATTGGTTCCATTGGTAGACGGATCAATCTTAATATAATAAGAATCTAACGTATTTTCTTTAGTGCTATCAGTTACATCTTGAAGTGCGTGTGTGGTATTAATTCTTCTTAGAGAAACTCCAGCAAGTTCATATTTAAAAACGAAGGAGTTTGCTGGATGTCTAATTTGTAATGTTGAATCAACACCTCTAGTAATACCAGTGAAAACATTTCCATTCAGACCAGTATAAGAAATAATCTCAGAATTGACTATAATGTAACCTGGATTTGTGGAAGAAATACCTACATTTTCAAAAGTGTTAAATGCAGTAGTAAGTCCTGTGACTACAAGGTTACCGGTAAAGTCTCTTTCAACATCGTCAGTGAGTTTAACTGGATCAATATCAGAAATACCATTAGAAATACGAACAACGTTTGTTAAAGCGTGCATTCCGTGATTTCTATGCTTCACATTAATATACAATCCATCTCTTTCTGTTACGACCTCATTTGCAAATACCAGACCTCCGTTTAGATCTGTATAACCAATTCCGGGAACCACACTAAAGTATTGGATAGATTTTGCAACCCCAACTTCAAATTCACCTTGTACGTTGTCAACAACTAGTTCATTAAATGCAGAAAGTTGCTGTACTGAAAGTCTCAGATTTCTACCAATTGAAGTAATACCAATTGCATCAGCAGTTAATATTTCTCCAATTTGATAACCAGTGCCACCAGAGGAAATACCTGCAGATGTAATAGCACCATTAGTTACTGTAATATTTGCCGTTGCTCCTCTACCGAATCCACTGACTGATGTAAGTGGAACATCAGAGTAAGACAGAGTTCCTGTAGATGGAGTATATCCAATACCAGAGTTTGGAATACTTAAAGTTCCTGATGCAACACCAGTCACATAAGCAAAATCACCAATTGCATTTGTGTTTCTTTGTCTAACGAAACTTCCTGCAGTTAGATCTGTAATTGTGGATGAAGATAAGGTAGTACCTAAACCAACTCTAACTCTTCTAGATTCAATATCCAATGCATTATTACGTAAAATTGCAATCTGATCGTTGCTTCTATTCAATTCCGGATTAAAGAAACTTACAGTTCCTGTAGATTCAAAAACAGCAGCATAAAGATTGAACTTAAGATCTTCATATTGGGAAGGAGTCCAAGTAGAGGCATTCTGTGATTTAAAGAGAGAACCGAGCGTAGGTTGAGTTGTAACCAATCTTTGCTGAGATTCGGGTAGCAAAGCTGTTGTAATATCAACTTCACCTAGTCTTGAGACAAATACACTATAGTCACTAGAATCAGAAAGAAGAACTAATGCGTGTTCTTTATTGCCTTCAAGGTACACTGGTGCTTGGAACTTAACTCTTGTTGCTAGTCTTCCATCTTGAGAAATATTAATATCTTTTGGTAATATTTCTACTTTACTAAATGGATAGATTTTTTGTGTAGGTATTCCTAACTCAACTGAGCGTAACTCAACATAAACAGGAAGTTCAGGCGCCTTAGAATAGAAGAAAATGTCTATAGAAGTAGCATATCTTCCAATTTGATCCTCATCGGATCCAATTTTAAATGTTTGTGCGAGTGGGTCTGTTCCAGTATAACCTGATCTGATTCTTGCTAAGTTAGGACCAGATGATAATTTAGTTGCTCCTGAAGTATTATTAAGACCATTAAGTAAGTTTGCAGTAGTTGGATTAATTGGACTTGGTGCTGGAGCAGAAACCAATGCTCTTCGTTGTGGTTGTTGTGTCGGTACTGCTACAGGTTGTACTGCAGGAGTTGGTGCCGAAGGTACTCTAGGTGGAAGTGATGAAGGTCCGTTTCCTGTCGCAAGTATACCAGGAGTTGTTGCAACTACTGTTGGGGCCGTTGTACCGAGTCTTACTGGTCTTCCAGAAATTGGTGTTGGGGAAGTTGGTGGAACAACTGCCGGTGGTTGTGATGCAGGAGAACGTCCAGGTAATGATGGAGTAACTCTTCTTGCTCCATCTGATGGTTTATCGAGAGGTGTGCCTGCAAAAATTGTCTGTCCAGATTGTTCTCCTGGAGCAAAACCAACTGGGTTATCACGTAGTTCTCTAGAGGCTTCGGCTCGACTTTGAATATCCCTATTAGTACGAAGGGCTTGACTCGACAGGGCTGAATTCAAGGCATCTAATGCTAGTTGCCTAACTTCTTCCGTTTGAGGAAGTACAGAGAAGAATTCGGTTGCTGGTCTTCCTGCCTGGGATGCAATATTTCTGAACTTACTATTAATGACTCCTCGAGATATACCACTACTAATTGATACACCGTCAACTCTAGCGCCGGGAGGAATTATAGATTGCAATCCGCTTGGTGCAGGACCAAGTATATTAGTTACTACTTGTATTTCATTTGCTTGAAATACTCCATCTCCATTGATATCAAAAAAATTAATAATTGTTGGGAGTGTGACTGCTCCTCCGGTGCCGGGTTCTCTCTCTAGATCAATGCCCGTGCCAGACACAAGATCTCCGGGTCTATTAGTGCCTCCAATAGTTAAACGAAACGCTAGTGGTTGTACCGGTGGTTCTGGTCTCGGTGGATCAGGTGGTCGCACTGGATCTACCGGATCTGGAGGATCTGGTATAACTGGTCCTGGTCGATCGGGCTGACCACCGCCGCCTCCATTCGGTGGTGGTTGTGGTGGTTGTGGAGTGGGAGGTGTTGGTGTAGGAGATGGTACGAATGTTGGTACGCCCGGGACAACTGTTACCGTTGTGTTTGTAATTGGTACTGTTTCATTTATAATAGCGGTCTGAGTTTCAACAGTACGGATTGATAATACTGTTTCTTGTGCTTGAGTAATTAATCCATCAGCAAAGAAATTTGCATTTGCATAGGTATACAAGGTACCTGCGATTGTTCCGTTTGTAGGATTATCAGTTAATCTGAAAGTTTTATTTCCAGTAGTAAATCTTGGATTTCCTGCTCCATTTGGATTTGGAATAAAGAAAGAACCGATAACTGTACCAACATTATCTGATACTAGTCTTCTTTCTCTAATTCGCGCTGTAGCTCCACTAGCCCTACCAACCAAGGTCATTCCAATAAAAACATTACCTCCATAAGTTCCAAGAGATAAATCGGAAAGACTTGTTGTATCTACGTTAAGAGTAGTTGATGTTGGGGAATATGGTTGAAGTTGGTCTGTTATATTATATGGACTCGATGAAAATACATCTGTTGGGGCATTATAAGGTCCATACTTATGATTATAGACAGCAAGACGAAACTGAATTGATGTTTCGGTTGATCCAGAATTTATATTTACAAGTTCAGTTTGAATAAAAGTTCCTGAGATAGTTTCGCCGGTAACAAAAGTTCCGGAAATCATTTCAATTTCAAGAATTTTCGGTACTATATAATCATAAAAATTTTGTTTGTCAAAAAATGGATATACCAGAGTATTCGGTTTTAGTTTTTTGGCAATAAACTCAACGTTTCTAGATCTCATGTATGGCAATACATCTAGACCTACAAGTCTATTCTGACCTAAACTTCTGGTGGTAGAAGTAGTATTAATTCTTGTGGCAGTTCCAGTTCTTGTTGCCGTACCAGTAGTGGTTGTTGTAACAGTTGTTGGTGTTCCTGGTATAAAGAATCCGCCAGGAGAGGATGGTGGAATTGGTGTAAAACCTGGTTCTGGTGTTGGTTGTGGCGGAAATGTTTGTGGAGGAAGTGGAAGAGATGGTGGAAAGTCTTCGGGTAGAAGGATAGTTTTATTGTGAGATAATAATCCCTCAGAAATATAAGTATGCGCTTCTTCAATCTGAATAACGACTACTTCACCATAAGTTCCTTCTTTTACTTCCAGTAACTCATGCGATTGATCCGGACCAATTACAAAGTCACCAATTTCCATTTGGTTGACTACAGTCCAACCTTTACCCTGCACATAAAACTTGTGGGAAGTAGAACAAACAAACTCAGTATGGTCGAAAGTGAGAACTAGTTTTTCTGCTTCTACAATTTCAACATAAGTAACCTCATGTTCTCCCCAATCTAGAGTATCTTCATGTTGAGTTCTTACTACATCTCCAACTTGAAGATCTCCTGCTCTTTTTTGAGACCCGTCAGATAATAGAATTAATGTACTTGGATCTGGACATGGAAAAATAGGTGGCGCAGGAACCACTGGATCTTCTTGTGGTGGTCTTGATGGTTCTTGTGGTCTTGGTCTTGTTCCGATCGGTCTGACTGTCCTAGCTTCACCTGGTGTCTGTGGGCCAACTCTATATTGATCAGCTATTCTACCACTACCACCAGATCCTGGTGGGTTAACTATAAAAGGTCTTGCTCCGGCAGTTACAAACCCTTCCAGAATGCTACCTGTTACTGGAAGAGATCTAGACGGCCGAACTTCCCTGGGTGAGGGTGGAACAGATCTTGATGAACTTGATGGACTTGCGCCTGATGAAGGTCTATTGATACGTACCGCCATTTTTATATCTCCTTATTATAAACTACCAGTCCACTGATTGGACCAAGCGTTCCATACTATTGGACTCCATCCACCCTGTGTATCTATTTGTTCTTTTGTTAGTTGTAATGTAGTTGAAGTCATTTCTGCAGTGATTCCCTCTACTGTTATTGGAGCTATTTGGGTCCTATCTACCCAAAAATCTGATGATGGATTTAGATCCATAATTCCTTCGTAAACTGTTACAAAATAAGGAGTTACATTTTCAATTCTAGTTGCAAATGGTTGTGATATTTCAACAACTTCTTGATAATTAAGAGTAATTACACCTTTACCGGCGCTACCAGGAATAAGTCCACTGCGTGTTACGCCAATTCCAACTAAATCATTAGCGTACTTTGCATCATAAAAAGTAAAAAATGTATCTGCATTATTTAGCAGGGTATTATCACCCAGTAATAAATCAACTTCAGTTGTATATGGAGATGGTCTCAATTCACCTCTCTGCATATCAATACTGTTTTTTACTTCAGTCTTTTTAATTTGGAAAGTAGTAGTTTTAAAATTATCTACAAACAAACCACTCTTAAATCTATCAATGCCATTAGCATCTTTAACAGTTAATGTTGAAGTATCTTTTTCTAGTAATGATAATGTAGTGTAATATTCTAGATTTTTAATTCTATTTTCAAGTCTCGCGATATCTTTCATTTGATATCTCTTATTTTCAGTGAGAATAATTGAAGCACTTTGTGCGTTACACTGATATGGTGGAATAATAACAGTGGCAATTTCTAATGCATTTTCAATTGATTCTGGGGGAAGTGGGTTTTCTGATGGGTCTCCTTGTCTTACCTGAATTGTATTATCCTTAGATAGATAAATTTTATCAATTCTTCCTAAGTAGTATGAGTAGTTAGAAACTAGGGAAGTGTCAGATGCAACTATATTCTTTGCAGAGTTTCCAGTTGTATTAAAAGTTCTTCCTAAAAATTCTAATGGTGATCTGACATTTTCAAGAACAGTATAATTGTCAACTCTAGGTCGCAAATCAATCATATCCCCATTATTAATTTGATCGGTGAATAGAATTTCACACCAGTCATATTGGCGATATGAGTCTATAGTGGTAAGGTCTCCCGTGTCTGATTCCGCATACTCACTCCTCTCAAAAACAATGGTTAGTTTTTTCGATGGTGGGGTCTTATCTTTATTCAAAGAAAGAATAGCGTAATCGTAAATGTAACTTTTTAGACCTTCCGAAAAAGTATAGTTGTCTGAGATACTATTGGAATTTGATTCCACAGAATCAATATCTGCGGATACTCTAGATTCTAATGAAGCAATAGTTTCTCCCGGTAAAAATGGTTTTTCGGAAATTAAAACATAATTAATTTTATTAGAATTTACTTTACCTATGTATTTTGCTGAAGCAAGACTGGTAAGTCCATAAATTTCTTCCCCCATCATTAAATCATCAACAGTTCCGTTTGCACTGTTAATATTAGATAAGATAAGTGAAGGTAGAACTGGGTCTGATGTATTACTAGATTCAAAAACTTCATA